TAATGTAGCGTAGGTTCTTGTAGTGCAAAAAGCACACTCTTATCACTTACTATTTTCTTTTCCATGTTATCCACCTTCAAAACCAACAAACAAACAAACGGTGTTGGTGGAATTTATGCTTACTCAGCCTTTGGAGTTTCTTGTTTTGCCTCCTTTGGCTTAGGTTTGGGCTTAGGTTTAGCCGCTTTTTTTTCTTTTTTAGCCGCTTCAATAATCTGTAAATTCTTTTCGTATCTTGAAACCATGCAATCACCCCTGTAATACCCAGTGTGTTTTAACTGTGCAAACGCTCAGATTTCTTGGCATTACTGTTGCCTCAACAACAATCGGCCCTTTATCATCGGGTATTGGGAAATTATTTGCGCTAATGAAATAGTCAGTAAAGTTTAGAGTAATTTGTTCCCCATTGGCTTTTGTAAAGACTAATTCAATAGTCTGTGTAGTATTTTCTGAATCGTTTAGTAAGGCTGTGTAAAGAGCATCGTCAGTAACATGACCTGTAAATGAAATCTCATATGTTCTTTCAGCAGGAATAGCCTCTTGAACATCTTTGCTTCCAACTCCTAAAAATCTCCTATCTTGTAGATTATTATTCATAGTAAGAGTTAATGTATTAATTTTTAGGAATGAATTGCCTAAAAGACTAAATGTTCCGTCTGAGAAAAAGAAAGGTTCTCTCATTTGGTCAGTAATTGTAGCAGTCTCATAATTAAAGAAAGAAGTTTCACCAGTAACGCCTCTTCTAGCATCGTAACTTTCTCCTTTTTCTAAATCGTGAACATTTCTTGTGTTTAAGTCCATAGTAATTTTAACTTCTTCGTTTTCATTAGCAGTCATAGTCAAAGTATTGACTCTACAACCTCTAGCGATTTTAACGAAATTTAAGTCTTCATTAGCAGTTCCATCATTGTTTGTTCTGTAGATATCACTACCTGTAAGTTTTGATAAATTTTGTTCTAATGAAAATGAAGGCAAAAGGTCGCCATCTTGTTCTCCAAAGGTATAGGTGATAGCATGAGAAATAGATGTTGTTCCACTTGGCCGTGTTAATGTGACCATATCACCCAAAGTATGCAAATGTGGAGCAAGCGGAGGACAAAATTTATTACCGATTGTTCTAAAGAAAAGAGGGCCAGTTTCACTAACTCCTGCAATATCTACTCCTGTTCCCGCAGAAACTCCTGTTCCTTCAATAAAGATTTTATTATTATCTGCACTACCGCCTACTGCATAGATACTAGGAGTCCCGCCACCAACTCCCGCAACAGTAGCATTTACATTAGTGCATTTACCTAAGAAATAATACAACCAAGCACCGTGATTAGCAACAAAATTAAGACTGCCTCCACTAAAAGAAGTAATTCCTTTATATTGATAGGTTTTATTTCTACTTCCACCTAGAGATAAATTAACTTGTTTTGTTTCGACTTCAGTTGTTGGGAAAGTAGCACTTTCAAGAACTCCTAGCCATTCATCTGCGAGAAGTCTTTTTGTTGAACCTGCTTTTGGTGCAGGAACAGGCGCACCATACGATTTAATTACGAAATAAGAGTTTGCGGCAATACCGTCAAGAGTGGGAGTAAATTCAATATCTTGGTCGGTATTTGATACTATTCTGTGAGTTGATTGTAAAATATTAGAGGAATTGTAAAATTCTAACAGACAACCTTTATACAAATTATTTACCAATAAAAAATCACCAAAGGCACTGTCTGTTCTTATCTTATTAGTCGAAGAACCAAAACCAGTTCCGGTTCCGTCAAATGCGTTATTGTCGTTCTTTCTTCCACCAATGTAAATATCATTTTCTGGTATGAATGTTATGCTTGCCCCGCTTCCTAAAAATATATCTGTATTTGCCATAATTAAACTCCCCCTTCCTAACTAACTTACTAGGGAACACTAACTGCGTATCTTTTTGCTTCTAAACTTATTTTATATCCAAAGAGTCTTTTTGCTCGGTCATTACTTTCGCTTCTTGCACCTAAAAAGAATTGTGTAAACTTACTACCATCTGATGCAGTATAACCTCGCCTATTACTCTCAACCAATCTAGTTAATATCAAGTATATAGCCCTTAGCCTATCTTTGCCATAAGAAGCGTCTAATCCGGAACGCTCATCATGAAGAACTCTAATGTGTAAAGTAAACGAATAAACTTCATTTTTGATATCATAGTGAATAGTAGGATAAGTTATATTCTGCGAATCCTCGAATACAACTATTGTAGCAGGAGAACGGCTTAAATCAACTCTAACACCTTTATTGGCTGTAGTGGTTCTAATATCAATTATATCAGGAGTTATTGCATGAGTAGCATTTATTTTTCCTTCATTAACTAAATCTTGTGTGGCTTGACTCCAAGTTTTACCTAGAGCCGCATTTGTATTTGTTAGCATATCTATGAGAAGGCCGACTTCATCCATTTTTCAACCTCCTTTTCAATTTTTAATTCTATTGCCTTAGCAATATCTTCTTCGATATATTGTTGTAATTCCTCGTCACTAAATGATATGTCTATTCCTAATTGTTCTGATAATTCTTGCATAGCCAGTTGTCTTTCTTTATGTATAGCAACTATTTCTAAGGCTTCTTTATTCATATCAATCACAACAAATAAACAAGGTCTGCTTTACCCTTAAGAATAGCCATAGCCTCATTTCTAAGAATATCATATTTTTCTTTAGTAGAGATGTTTGCTCCTGTTTCAGCAATAAGAATACTTTGGTCATCATGTCTTATTATTTCAGCCGCTACCATTTTAGTGGTTGCTTCGTGTATTGCTGAAGGAACTCTACCCGAACCCGCTAGATAAGAGACAATAATTGAGTTGTTCGGGTGATAAGGATACTCTTGTAAAAAGAATATTCTGCCTTCTTCATTAAGTAGCCAATAATCTTTGAGACGACCATGTGTTTCTTTATCTGTAAATGGGCTAACAGAACAAACTGTAGGTATCCCTGTTCCGGAAGTAAATGTTAGAGTATTAGTTCCCGCACTAGCACTAGCACTTAGAACAATAGTAGTTGGGTTGGTAATTGATGAAATAGTGGTTCCGGAAGAAATGCCTGTCCCACTGACTTCCATACCTACGGCTAGTTTGCTAGAATCAACTACTGTTAAAGTAGAACTTCCATTAGCGGTGCATGATTGTTCTGTTGTTACTTTAATTACACAATCTGTTCCATCGTCTCCCGATAATAATGAAGAAAAGAAAACAGTAGTTCCATCTTGTGTATCTTTTTGAGCAAAAAAGAAATCAGATATAGATAAATTAGAAGAGGTCAATTCTTTGGCCGCAGAAGCGTTAGTGAATTGAGAAGTTTTAGGATACTCTTCATTTACCAATGCTTCTATTTCTGAATTTGTTGTTTTGATTCCAAAGGTGTTACAGAACTCATCATTTCCTAAATTAGTAATATCATTTTCAGCATTCATAGTAAAGGATACACCACTATTAGGAAGTTGAAGAATAATTGATTTTAAATCTCTAAAGTTATCTTGTAGAGTTATTCCTGCTTGAGCCGAGGCTATCTCTATGTAATTACTGCCGTTCCACACCTGTAAAGAAACAACCTTTCTGACTTTCATCTTAGTAAGTTGAACAAAGCCTACATAGCCACCATATAGCGTATAGCCCGGAGAGTTTCTATATTCAAAACTGTGAAACTCTTGTTTAGTAAGTATTGGCCTAAAGGAACGCTTTACCTTATCATCTACTATTCCTTCTACTCTCTTTATTATGTTACCAACTTGTGCTAGTGTTGGATAAGTAGAAGCAGAAAAGGCGGGTATTTGTAACATATTAGCAACTTCTGTTGCATTAGTGTAAAATCCTCTTCCTTGTGTATAGTTAGGATTTATTTCCGTATAGTCGCTTGGCGAGGTAGTTATTCCCATTTACTTACACTCCCGTAGTTACTCCTTGCCTTCTTAACATTTTAAGTCTCTTTTTTAATCCGTTAATGTGCTTTTGCATTATCACATTTACTCCGCTAGATTCCACTCCTACATTATATGGACTAAAATCAAAATATCCATGCCCTGTTATGTAATATACACAATTGAGTGAAGCGTTTTTGAATTTTTCATTAAGTTCTCCAAGAGAATGAGAAGCGGCTTGTTTTTTACCTTTTCTTTCTGTAGTAACTAGTTTACACTCAATCTCTAGACTCTTGACGGTTTGTAGAGATTTTAAATCTCCATCTAATGGCTTTAGAAGTTTTTTCATATTTGTCTTCATCCATTCTTCTACTTTCTTTTCAAATTCTTCTGAAGTCTTTAATCGTGCTACTGATTCTGGATTCACGGTTGTTTCAAGTATTAATTCCGCAAAACTATCTAATTCAAATGGAAAAGAGAACACCGCTTCTGCCGCCTTAAATTTAGAATGCCCTTTTGTAATATATCTAGCAGATTTAACACCTTTTGCTTTAATTATATTGGCTTTAGTTTCTGCCTGTCTTTCTGGAGATACAGATGGATAATAGATTATAGTATTCGCATTTTTCAGTTGGGTATTTTTTCCAGAAGAATAAGAATACTTACCAGTGGGTTTTCCGTCCTTAAAAGATGGTCTTAAAACAAATTCTGTTTCTATACCATAATCTTTGAAGGTTTTAAGATAATCAAAATCTGGAATTTCTTCCAAGTCTCTTCCAAACTTCATAAAGGTAAAACCAATTAATTTGTTTTGTATATCAGTATCAGTTACTAACTTTTTTAGAGAAGTTCTCTTTATCATTTTTTTATTATCTTCTTTGTCTTTATCTGTTTTTCCTAGAGTTCTAGCAAAACCTTCTGATTCAGATAAAAAATCATATGAGTTGGCACTTAGAACTGAATCTAATATAGATTGAATTTCATCCATAAATTCATTTTCTTGATTATTTCTTCTAGGTTCTTTTCTTGCTGATTTTAATTTACTAACAAATGACCCTTCATTCTTGAGAAGATATTGTTCTAATTCTTGTTTTATATCTTCTTTATCATCGGGAAAAGCCTTCGGTAAGGTTCCCCAAGTGAATGATATTGTCAAATTAAATCACACTCACATTAGCCATTTAGCCCAAGCCGCACCCTTTTGTATAGCACTACCTAGTCCTAATCCGCTTTGTGGTGGTTCGTAACTCATTTGCCCTTGAGCATCTATCCAATATGGCCTACCATATCCGTCTGTTCCACTAGGAGGAATAGGATATCCGCTTCCGTTATTCATAGCATTATTCATTTGATTAAATTGTTGAGTATTACCTGTTACATTAGCAAAGGCTTGAGCCGCAGAAGGCTGTTGTTGCATACCTCCTCCGCTAAATCCTTGAGATTCTAGATATTGTTGTTTAGCCATTTTTCTTTGCATTACTACTTCTGTATTGATAGCCGCACCTAGAATCTTTTGAATATCTAAGTCAATATTCTCTTGTGTTATTCTCTCAAACTCTCTCATAGCATCGGGATTAATTGTAATGTTTCCTCCGGATGTTGTAAAAGAAAGTTTGCCTAACATTTGTGAAACTACTCTTTCAATGACATCTTCCATCAATTGTTCTAAAGCAGTTAAAAATTGTTCACCATGGTATTGAAAAAATTCTTCAACATGATTTTCCTGTAGTGAAAGTAGGTTGTTTACATTCTTGAAATTTTGGTCGCCTTGTTGTTGAACTGCCCCTAATACCGTTCCATTACTTGTTCCAAAAATACCCATACTCATTCCTCCTTTACTTCCTCTTTAGTTTTCTTTTCTATCTTATTAGGGGCTTTAACTCCTTGATTTATCATTAAATAATTTAATCTATCTGTTAGTATATTTATTTCTCCAACGATTTCAATTGCTTCATTAGTGGCAGACCTATTATCGCCTAATGTGGGTGGCTTAATAAAATAACCTGCGGCAGTTAAGGAAGCAATATCTTCTTTGGTTAAATTCTTTATTGGGCCACTTTTTAGCAACTTAGGTGTTTTAGGAATAAACTTCTTAAATTCTAAACCATGTTTATCTGCAAGTATTTGTTGTTGTAGCATTTCTAACTGCATAAAATGAGCCGCATGTTTAGGACAATAAGTTCCCATTAATGGCCTACCCTTAACAACACCATCTAAAGGAATAGGTGGCCTCATGTAGTCTCCTTGTTCCCAAACATGATGCATTCCACAAACGACACACCTATCTTTTAGATTGAATTTTTTTCCATATTTTAGAAATAAAAACTTTTTAGGTTCTGCTTTTAGAACTTTAATTAATTCCTGTTGTTGTTTTTTTGGTTTATGTGCAATAAACTTGTATTCTTGAACTATACCACTCGCTCTTGCATGTTGTAGTGGTGTCATTCCATATGCAATACCTTGCGGTTGCATATTATTTTGGCCTATCATATTTGGTTGCTGATACATACTTTTACCTCAATAATCTTTTATCATCGTCATTACGCCTCTATATACCATTTCGGGGTCTGACTTTGCTGATACAATATACTTGAAACAAGGAATGCCTTTATCATTCAGTTGTCTCATACCATACTTAAAAGGTTCAAATATTTTATGTTTGTCAATGGGCTGTTCTTTTTCTAATGGGTATTTTTCTCCCCATATATCATATTTATTAGCCCATATTGCGACTGCCATGGGATAGTCCGAATCCTTTTTCTTTCTACCAGTAGGCCATCTGCTAGATACAATTGTATCTACTAAAAACTTCCAAGCCACTTGATGGTCTAGATTTGCTTCATTGTCTAAATGCCTATGGTCAATCATAAAAATAACATATTTAACTCTACGACCTTGCATATCTTTTACCCATTCTTTCCAATAAACTGCCTCTCCCCCAATATCGGCACTTTTTATTGTGTGGGAATCACCGTCTATTTTTACATTCTTTCTTGACGCTCTATGTAAACCAACAGTTCTTTCATTAATTTGAGGGACTTCTCCTCTTGTTCTTAGTTGGTGACTTAAAGTTGTTTTACCAACCATGGTAGCCCCATACACTCCAAAGTTAATTGCGTGAACTTTCTTCCAAAAACCAATAATTGCTTCGCCCACTAATATGGCAAAGCCGGTCATCAAAG